TGGCTAGTCCGTCTGAAGTTCGAGCAAAGTCTCCTTGTGCGTCTGAGGTTTGCTGGAAGATGACCGAACTAGCGGCAAGCACCTTTTGTTGAGCTGTGAGAGCTCCGTTGCCGTCGTAGATCCCCATCTCAAGTGCAGCCGCTTTGAGGGCAGCGTCATTGAGTAGAACACCGAACCGTCGGATGGGTTCTGCTTCGCCACGCAACGCAGCACCGATTGCCTGGATTGCCTCTTCTGGGCTGGCGTTGTTGAATGACGCAAGGTCGGAGGCCAGCGTGACGAACTTTGTGGAGAACTCAGCAAGGTTCCCGCCGGATAGCCCGGCTGCTTTACCGAAGAGACCGAACGTCGCTGCCGCATCAATGGCCTGCTGTTTGGTTTGACCTAGAGCAACTGCCGCCCCAGTAGCGAACAGTTCAATCTCTTTGGATGCTCGACCAAAGATTTGCTGGCTTTTGGCAAGCGTTTCATTCAGGTCGCTTGCACGTTGAATGGCGATGAACGAGGCTGCTGAGAACGCGCCGATGGCCGCTACGCCAACTGCCGCAATCTTCTGGAAGACATCAAACCCTTTACGCAGTCCACCGAACAATTTTTCGCTGAACTCGTCCTGGAGGTTGCGACCCTGTTTCTGGAGTTTCTTGAATGACGCTATGGCGTCGTCAGAGTCGCCAAGGATGCGGATGAGAAATGTACGTTCTGCCGCCATGTCACGGCAATTCTACTCTTAGTCAGTCAGCGCATTTTCCAGACTTAGCAGGTCGTTGTAGATCAACTCAAGGGACTCCCGTTTCGTCAACCCTTCGTATCGTGACATGTTCTTGGGTCGAGTCCAGAAGTCCTCGCTCAAGAACTCCGATGGTCGTCGCAACGTGCGAACAACCTTGGAACGGTCACGCGGGGTTGATACATGGAACACTCGTGCCGGTTCGGTGATGCAGTTGATGGTCGGGTCAAGCATCCGACCGCCCTGGTAGCGAACCTCAAACGGCATCTCTGCTGCGTGTTGCGGGAGGTAGAAGATTCGTGCCGGGTCTTTGGTTGCTGGGTCGGCTGGGAGTTGTAGGCGTACAACAGTTTCTTGCCAGACGGTGTTCCACCATTCGACTGGGACTGGTTCGCTGAATGGGATGACGACGTGCCAGTGAGGGTTGTCGTCACGATGCGACCAGGTGGTGTAGGCACAGTAGGTGATGCCATCAAGTCGTGCCTGCTCGAATCCTTGGCCGTCAAGGTCGGCTACGAAAGCGTGGACGGATAAGACGTTGGCGTTGCCTCGACTGGTGCGCTCAATGTAGGTGACTGGCGAGTAGAGGTCGCCTTTGGATTTGTCGTCTCGTTCTTTGTGATGATGCAGCAAGTCAACGAACTGCATCCAGTCATCGGCGAACGGTTTTGACCAGCGTGATTGAACGGTTGGGAATCTAACTACAGAGAACATTGGCGGGCCTCCTAGGTTCAGGTTAGCGGTTTTGGTTGCCCGCTCCAAGTCACTTGAATAGCTCCTTTTTCATTACGGTTCTGATGGCTCGGAGGTACTCCTCGGCGATGTTCTTTTTTTCTTTGCGGACAGTCGGCCAGAAGAAGTATCCCGATCTGCCACGATGACGCAAGAACTGCTTGGTTGCCTTACGGGCACCGCCACCGAACTCGGCACCGAAGAACACTTGGCCGCGGGTCACTTTTGCCGCAGGTTTGCGTCCTCGGTTCGGACGACTCCTTGAAACAAATCCGGTCTTGCTTGCCAACTTGATGGTCGGTAGGCGGTCGTTTTGGGCACGCATACCTTTCATGACTTCTAGTGCTTGTCGTGACCTGGTCACCGACGCTGCCTCTTTGACCGCTTCGTTGACAAGAAGTTGTGCTACGGCTTGACCTGCTTTGCGCATCTCTTTGTTGAAGTTTGGTTCAATGCGTTGAAGGTCGTTGAGGATGTCGGTGAGACCCTCGACTTGGATTGCGACACCGATTTTGCTCTCGTCACGACCGCCACCCTTCAATTTGTCCGAGATACGAAGTGCACTAACTAATGCCACATCAGCCTCGGTATGGAGTCGGATTGGTCTTCACTGACTTCCATCTTAGGTAAGCCAACATCGTGTAAAGCATTCTCGGATTTTCAGCCAGCAACACTGACGGGGCGATACCCGTCTCAACCGCCAAGTAGGCGATCAACCAGTGGGCTGACTCTTCCCCAAAGGGACAATCCGGGCGTCTGCGCCACCGAGCTCCAATTCCTCGACGGTGAGATTCCAAGCATCAAACTCAAGCACTGTTTGCTTGTTGCGTTTTTCTGCGTGCCAAGCAATCCAAGCAAGATCGGATAGACGCAACTCTGTGTCCATCTTGGCTACCGATTTGTTGTGCACGTTCTCGAATGCAATGAAATCAGAGAACTGTGCAATGACAAGTTTTCTGGTGCCGCCTTCATAGACGACGGTCATGGGCAATTTCATTTTCTACCTCCGCAGGTAAGGGTTGATGTTATTACGCGACAGCCTTGGTGATTCCGCCCGAGATTGGGAACGTGACGTCTGCAGTGGCGAGTTCGCCGACTGCACCGTTCACTGGTGTCCACTCGGTTACGAGCACGCTAAATGAGTAGGAAGGGTTGGCCGACGAAGCAGCAGCAGTTCCGTTTGGCTTCACGACGCAGGTGACTGCGGTTGAGCCGACGAGTGGGAAGAACAATCCGTCAATGGCGTTGTAGTCGTTGTGAACCGACAAGGTCACTGAGTTGTCAATCAAGCCGGACACGCGAGTCACAGCCGACGATCCGAATGCGGTTGTCGCAACTTCAGCGGCCGAGGTGCTCAGGGTTACTGATGCGACGTTTCCCGAAATGTCGGTGCCGTTGAATACCACGTTGACGTCTTTGAGGACTAACTTTGCCATGATTACTTGTCTCCTGCCTTATCGGCTGTTGAGGATTTCTTGGAAGATTCTTCGACTGGCGTGATGATGCCTGCCGCAATCAACAACTCTACATTGTCAATCCCGCTGCCGTCCACATGACCGCCAGGCTTTACGCCGCTGACCGGGAAGGGTCCAGATACGAGATACTTTGCCATGGTCTAAGCGTACACGGTCACTTGAAAGTCAACGCTGAGGTAGGTCGTCTCGTTCGCATCAAAGTTCTGGATGTTCCTGGCTGAAGTGCAAATCAGGTCTTGGACTACGCCACCGAGTGTGCGGTCTGCTTCAATCGCCCGACGAACTGACTGCGCACCGTCGTATGCCACAAAGCCGTCAAGCTTGTCCTGAGCGGCACGCTCCGACGATCGCTGGACAACTACCGTGACAGTGAACTGATTGACGACGTTGCCTGAACCCATCGCCCCGTGATACGTGATTTCCTCCAAGGTTGCGAATGCGAACGGTGGGTTGACCTGATCTGGTTGATAGTCATAGGCCCGCAACCCGGGGATGGTCTCAAGGGCAACCTTGAGTGCGTCTTTGATTTGGCTTGGTGTTGCAGGCATCAGGCAAACATCCGCATCCGTCGATACGGCTCAACCAACTGAGCCATGTCAGGGTCAAGGAATCGAGAGACACGAATAGCACCCAGGTCACCGAACCCGGCAACACCGAGAGGACTGTCCAATCGTTTGAACAATCGTGACGCTTGGATGATGCACGCCTGCTTCACAGGTGACGGCACCGACGCCCACCCGTAGCGGGCAGTCACCTGGACAAGTGCTTGCTCACCGTAGTTGGCGTTGACGGTCGGGAACAGGTAGTCGCCAACGGCACGCAGTTTGTTGAACGACCATTCGATGCCATCCAAGTATCCGTTCAACGGTTCAAGCTGCACATCGGTAGCCGACCACGTCACATCAAAGTTTCCGTCAGCAAACGTCGAGGTCTTCAAGATGAATCCGGTGGTCGTGTAGATGTCGTCAATGTCGCACACATACTCGGTGTTCGCTTGGTAGACGCGAACCGTTGCAGAACCATACGCCCAGAACTGTCGGTTGCAATAGCCGTCAATCAAACGGGATGCAGATTCGGTTGCGCTGTCAATGAGCGCATCGTCGGCCGTGTCAGCCGTACCGATTCTGAGAGCGGCCTTGACTTCTGCCCTGGTCGCGTAACCGTTCGTGATTGTCATGGTGGCTCAATCCTACTCAATCCAGTCCTTGCGTCGGGCAACACCAATGCCGAAGAACGAACCATTGACCGATTCATACTGTTCAACGAACTCCCAGAAATCGTGCGTCTGCGAATACTTATCACGATGCTCCAACCAATACTGTCGAACCGCTGGACACGAATCCGACGAGATGTCATGGAACACCTGGATGTTGCAATGCCCCACCGTGGCCTCGGCATCATCCTTCACA